AGATTTACCATATATATTTTATTAAACCAATTACTGCGAGTAAAAAGAAGCTGAGTCCTAATAAGACAAAGCCTCCTAATATCATGTGAAATAAAAATTTAAATATTTTCATTTTAGAATATAGCTATGCCTGTTCCTGAATGATGACCTATTTCTGTTAAATCATATTTCTCATTTTTTAATCTATCCCAGAAATTACTCATCTCTTTATTTAAATGGATGTCATCAAACATGACCAAACCTTTATAATTAATCTTTAGCAAATGATCAACAAAGTCCTGCTCAAATGTGCCATCATGATAAGTATCTAGCAAAATAAACGGAGCAGTAATCTCATCCTTTAAAACATTGCCTTTGATAAATTTGATGTTAGGAATATTAATCTCAGCTATCTCTGGTTGCTGCTCAATATCGTAACTGATAACCTTGTTTTTTTTGTTAAAGGATAATGCAATTGCAGAACTGCCCTGATAGCTTCCGATGTCTAACAAAGTCACGCCATTGTAAAGTTTGCTGATGTAAGCTAGTAATCTGTAATGCTCTAGTCCAGCATCCATATAAAACCAACTCTTTGGGAATCCCTGATTATCCGTAGTCTTTAGATATTTAGACAGGTTAATCTGATTTAACTCATCTGCGGTTACTTTTAATATCTTATCAATCATATTGCTTTAGTATATCTGTGTAATTTTTATGATACTTATCTATTGCATGATAACCAACGGATCCATATGCAAACTCAGTTTCAACTGCAAACTTATTGCAGGTTTCTTTATCTGGCAACTTATAACCTAACTGCCGCATCATGTTACAAAAGTAAATATCCTCATTGCCATGTATTGCCATTCCTTGATACGGATGCTTTAAACAAATTTCGTGCATAACTTTAGGATTCCGAATACTTAAACCTCCATTCATGCAACCCGGTATGTTCTTAATCCAGGCCCCAATAAAATCCCATTCCAAAAACTCCTCAATTCCATCTTTAAGTAATCCGGAATCATGTTGAAACACTAGCACCCGGTCAAACCTGCAACCACGCCAGAAAGCAGGATTAGTTAAAATGCTATTATAAATCTGAGGAGTTTTTATTTGGTAAATACCATTTTCATAAGGCGGTCTAATATTAAATACATCCCATGACTTCGGTATAAACTTTTTATGTCTTTGCATAGCTTCTTTAGCCACATTTTCCCGATTATCAACTATGATAGCTGCAAAATTCATTTTTTTTGATCTTTAATATCTTTTAATTTGTTATCCCAAAACATATCACACTTGCCATCTTTTATAGGTACTTCACAAAACCAGCTTTGCCAAGTTCCGCTTTTTGCAGTATGTCTATAACACTCATCTTTTAAATCGCATCCTTCGCCAGAACACATTGTAATATCGGTCATACTAATTCCTTGTTGTAATTATGATGGCTTTTTAAATAGCTAGGCAAAACTGATTTATCAAATGGCGTAGGATTCCAAAGGTTTAACGCTACACAATGCACATCCCCAAATTGATTATCTGGTTTCCATTTGTAGAAACAATGATTTAACCAATCTTTGCGGACCTCATGAGCATGACCAAATACATTATACTTGTATCTCATTATAGGCTCTGGCTGACAAGTGCTGAAATGGTAGATAGTTTGTTTTAAAGTCAAGTCCTGAGTATGCGCTGATCTGTGCAAGTTCTCTAATCTGATTGGTCTGAATCCATCATAACAAGCAAAGTCAAATGATCGCCAAAAGTTTATAAACCCATCAATGCCATAAAACCTATCTATTCCCCAATAAGCATATTTAAAAGATTCTTCCAGCTCATCCGATTTATAAACCTCATCTGAATCTACTGTCAAAACCAAATCATAGCCATCAGAGTATTTATACTTGACTGCCCGATGCTCAGTTTCTGCACCATATCTATCGGCCCGGTCCCAAATTAATTTATCACCTAATACATCCTTACAAATGTCAAAAATATAACCCTCGGAATCTGGACATTGCAACTTGCTTCCATGACCTTGGCTTGGCAACATGCTATAAGCGATTACCATTTTATCTACATGATCTACAACTGACAATAACGCCTCACGCAAGTAATCACCGGCATAATGAATTGTCATAAAACCTAATACTTTAATTTTCATAAATATGAATTAAATTCTTTATCATTTTATCAAACGTATAATTCTCTTTAACAAACTCATTGCCTTGCTTTGCAATTAGATCCCTTTCTTCTTGGTGATCATCAATGTAATACCTTAGTAATAACATTAAATCATAAATAGTATTCCAGGTTCTCACATGAACGCCATCAATAAATGGCATATTTGGATAAGCCTTGCATAAGCAAAACGCCCCAGATCCCAATATTCTATAAATCCGATCTGAAGTATATAAATCTACATCGTAATGGCTTAGATTAATTGCTATTTTGGTTGCTCTGTATGCTTTTGATTCCTCGGCTTGTGAATGGTTATAGTTCCCGGATGCATTAAACCAGTTGTTCCCATAAACGCCATACCTATTTCCGAAGTGTTTATAAAGCATAGTATTCATTTCAATTCGCAATCTACTTAACGGAAATTTGTCAGCTCCGTAATTATTCCCGAAAAAAGAAATCTCTCTGCAACTACCTTTATCGCCAGTAGGTGTATAAATCTCAGGATCATAACCAATCTCTAAATATCCGCCATTTAATACATTGCCGACATCGCGCATATTGGAAAACAAAGTTCTATCTACATAAGGTGACATCTCAATCATCCATCTTGGCGTTTCATCCCTTATATCACCATTCCAATTACAAATCCATGCGCCTGTTTCTCGCATAGCCTTAACAGTTTGTATGTGAATAATGTTTGCTGCTTGAATCTGCATGAATATTATATCAGGCTTGAATGCTTTAGCCATTGCAATAGCTTTGGTATTTACATCTTTTTCTCCTGTGCTTAACTCAATGTAATCAGTACAGTTGGCTAAAAAGGCTTTACGCATTGAATCAAAGGGAGGAGGACCAACGCATAATCCTAAATGGAAAATTCTCATACTTTACGGATGTTATCCCAATCTCTTAGGAACTCTAATATTGATGGGTAATTAACGCGCCCTGCACCGCACTTTCTGCGGACATGAATCCAACCATTTATAACGCCAATACAGATTTTATACTCTTGATTTTTGTATAATCCTGCTTCACCTATAAAGTTGGCTTTAAACATAAGCAAATGTACTTATTTTAATAACAAAAAAAAACCTGCCGATTTCTCGACAGGCTTTCCCCATAAACACTAAAAAAGTTAGCTTGGATTAGCATTAAGTGAACCAGTCACAAATGCATCAGTATAGTAGATAGGAAGTGCAACACGACCTTCAACACGAACTGTAATCTTGTTCTCACGAACGTTAGTACCATCTTCTTCGAAGAATCTTACAATTGGATTCTCACGAACATAAAGCTGCGCACCTTTTGCCCAATCTCCAACAAGGTACTTAGAATCACTCATTGCAGTAGATTTGAATACCGGAACACCTGAGATAAACATTTGACCATTTACAGAGGTTACAGTTCCTAGTCCTGGCAAAGTGTACTCATTGGTAGTTGATCTGTTAAGCAACAAAGCATAATACTGCTCAGGACTTAAAAGAATACCATTTGCAGAGTGATTGTTTCCATCAATTTGTGCAATTGAATCAACCAATTTCTCAACCTGAATAGTACGGAAACCTGAGTAAGCCTCAGCGTTAGTAATCAAACCACCTAAGTTTGGAGAAGTTCCGTTACCATTAAGCAACTGATTATCTTCTGCATCAAGGTACTGCTCAAGCAAACGTGACTGAAGGTATGAACGCATAGCAGAGATATCATCAAGCGCCTTGCGAGTAATACGAAGGTAACCTGCGATGAACTCAGATGGTGCAACCTCTTCTGTCAAATCGTAATCAATTTGAGATTTGCTACCTGAATTATCTGCCCATGCAGCAACTGATCCCTCAGAACCTGTTTCTTGCAAGTAGTGAATTGCAGAAGTAGTCATAACTCCAGTTGGAAGTAATGATCTGATGTGCAACTTACGCGGTGCAGCTGGGATGATACCCGGTAGCATCTGTACGTTTGCAGCAGCTAAATCTGTGATGTTAGACAATGACATATCGCCAACTGTCTTTAACTCCATTGCAAATTGCTTAATCTCTTTTCTCTTGAATTTCTCCAAGTTATCAGAGTTCTCATCCATTGCAGTAGCAAAAGCCTGATTGAAAGAAACTGGTGCTTTATCTTTAGCATCCATTTTCATTCTGTTGTTTTCTGATTTGGCTTCAAGCAATGCTTTGTCCATTTCATCAAATTTAACAGTTGTAGATTTTTGTAATTCTTCTAGCTTTAAATCAGCTGCTTTTGTTGCTTCGCTGATAGCGTTTGCGATGATAGTCTTTGCTTCATCTAATGTTTTGGCTTTGTTTGCATCTAGCAACTCCTGAGCCTTTGCTTCTAAATTGTCCATTTTTTAATTTTGTAATACGTTAATTAAACTTGTTAATATATTCGGCTCATTAGCATCTGGAGTGGGAATTACCGGCTCTTTATCTAATAGTGAATTTTTACCTAAATTGAAGGCTTCCAATTGGAATTGCTTTAATGCTATTTCCAATCTACCAAAACCCTCATCCGTTAAGCTACCATCTTTTAATAGCTTAATCATTTTACCTATCTGATCGTTGATCTCCGCCATTGTCAAAGACTTAAAGCCTGTAAATGGTGTCTCAGGATTAGCACCCAAAGTTACGTTAGATCCTTCATATAATTTAATCTCTTTGATAATTCTTGTTCCTGTCTTTTGATCATAATCAGACTTGACTGTACTAAATCCAATTGAGTGCTGGACAACAATACCTTCAGCATAAAGAATCATTGCATCCTTTCCGTATGAAGTAGGCGCAATAGAACTCTCAAAGTAAATACCTTTTTCTTGTGCCTCTAATACCATTGGTTTGCCATGAGGTTGTGACCAGTTATGCTGATTCAAAAAGAATATCTCATTCGATCCCATAGGACCACGTTCTGCAATTGTTTTAGTCGCTGCGCCTGGCATGATAATATCATCATCATAATCCATATTCCCGAAACTAGCAAAGTACCCGGTGACAGTCATCCTTTGAGGATCCATGTCCTTGATCTCGGCTTTAAAGTTCTTATATTCTAATAATCCTTTCATAAGAGAAAAATTTCTGTAAATATACTTTTATTCATTATCAATTTCATTTAATTTTCTAATTGCCCATTCAATCCCTGAAGTTCCGCCCCATGCATCCCACATTAAACCGCCGCAACCCTCTGAATATGGAACATCTGCATGTTGTTGATGCCTTTTAAAGGATGCCATCCTTGCAATTGTATCTCTAGACAAAGGTTCTCTATTTGCCAACTGTCTGGCTCTTGCCTTTCCAACTGGCGTACCACAATCGCCCCATCCGTTTTCATCTGCCCATTGTAAAGCACGTTTTGCGTTATTGGTTGCAGATTGTGGATAGTCTGAATATGTTTTGGCTTTTAAGTCTTTTATATACGGCGGCGTTCTCGGCTTTAGTATAGGCAACCCATCATCATCCTTTAATGCTTCAGTAGCCATAACACATCTGCAATTAACAACTTCAGCCGCAGGTGCGCCAACTTCACCTGGATACATCATTGGAGTTCCACCAACCATAAAAGGCTGATTTAATGCAATACGATCTTTAGTCATTGCCAGATGCGAAGGTCTGGCTCTAGAATCTCTAGTATTAATCCAAAACTTTACAACTTCATAATCAGAACTTTCAGCTCCCATATTAATTCCGAAGTTTGCCGCAGTAGTAGCTTCTGTTCTTGCAATAACCAAAGACCTTGCTCTGTTAAACGCTGGATCATTTAGGCTTTCTTCAAATAGCTTTGCCTGTTCTCTTCTGGACAAATTTTGTCCTAAAATATTAGCCAATAAGTTTTTTACAATATTTCTAGTAGTATCATCAATGCCTGTAACCTTAGTGCCTCCGATTAGTCTAAAGTAGTTTACCATCTCTTCGTACCATGCGGCATTAAAGAAATCTATAATAAAATCCTTTTTGGTTTTAGGTACTGAATTACGAATCCAGTCATAAGAGAATGTAGCAGCTGATACGCCAACCTTTGTGTAGATTTTTTCTAATCCGTTGTATAAAGGTTTCTGCTGAACTAAGAACTCAATGTATAAATCAATGTTATCAAAGTTATCCTGATTGACAAAATCAGCAACTGCGCTTGTCTGGTCATCCAAGGCTTTCTTAATTATAGGATAAGCATAAGCCTCATACTCTTTATGCAGCTTTAAATACGTTTTGTGATATTTAACACTACTTGCCATTTATAGTTGCATTGTTATACGCCTGATCTAAAGATAAATCCTCAATTGGAACTAAGTTAGCCGGAACATAAATATTCTGCATCTCTGGAGTGCTGATCTTGTCATAACCCTGAGCAATACGTTTCTCATCTGGAGTAATCCAATATGAGTTAGCTAACCATGTAGTCAGTTTAGCCATATCCTCTTGCATCTCAGGATAACTACTAAAATCAAAATCAAAGTAGTATTTCTTTCCGTATGCTTTAGCGTAAGGTTCGCAAACAAATTTGTTTATTGCATCCCTGATCTTGCGCGATAGTGGAGCAGTTGCATTATAAATTAACTGCTTAGAGGCCCAACCCATGTTATTGTCGGTTGATGCGGCTTCACTACCTGAGAACTGTATCGGAACGTGAAAGGCTGCATAAATCTTTTTCGTGTCAATGTTTAGCGATTCGATTAACTGCAAATCAGTTGATGGCAATCCTATCTGTGTCCATTTTAACGGACCAGATGATGGGAATATACGATCCATCAAAGTTTCGCCACGTTTAGCATCAATAATCTTTTCTTTGAGTACGTTCATTTGATCTTTAGTCAAACTTGCGCCTGATCCATCTGGTGATATAAAACCCATAGCGCCTCCGTTACGGATTTGCTTTAGTAATTCGTTATCACCCTCATTCTCTTTTAGTACGTTCCGGTAAATAGCTTTAATTGGTGACTGTCCGTACAATTGCGCACCTGTCAGCGTAAAGTCAGGATTAAAGGATTTAAAGTGAACAACTTGATTAGCCGGTATTGGAACTTCGGTCATATAAACCGATCGCATCTGATAACCCTTGATTGGCTCAAACATTCCGCCTGAGATAATCTCTATAAACTGGCTAGGCAAAGAGTATAACTGTGACCAGATTTGTTTCTCAGTCATTGCAGGATCCTTGCCATTCCCAAAAATATATCCATCCCCGGTACATAAAAAGAAACCAGCCAAATCAGTCATCCATTCCTCATACGTTTGTTGAGGATTAGGTTTTGCCAATAAGTCTAGAATTGGATTGCTTTCAACCTGGTTAAACATCTGCTCTTTTAACTGCAAAGTTCGCATCTTAGCGGTTGGACCTTCAGCTAAAGACATATTTTCATAAACCTTGAGATCCTTTTTAGTTACGCCCTCTTTAATCTCATAAAGACCATAAGCGCACTCGGCTATTTTCTTTGAGATAATATCAATGCAAGTATAAACATCAGCGTTTTTCTTAAACCCTTCATCTACAAATTTTACCTTGTCCTCGAAATCAACTATAACTTGATTGTTACCAATCCAGCCAAATACGTTTTGATTATAAAGGTTAGCAGTTATTTGTTGCTGAAGTCCAGGCATTAAAGCCTCTAACTGAGTAGTAGCTGCTTTTTCTATATCAGCTCTAAATATTTTAGAAAATACGCCCATTTTAGTTCCAATCAAATGAATATTCTTGTTTAATTTTTGATGCTAACTTGTTTAATGCCACATAACGTAACGGATCTATCAAGTGGTTAAAAGAATCAATAGGCTCATTCAGCATCCTGCCTGTTTTATCTTTTTTCCAAATGTAACTAAATAATTCCTTTTTTAAATTATGACTATTTGCAGTTACGTTTATTTTATAACGTTTAAGAATATCAATGCCTTGCTTAATACTGTCCGGACCTTTCATTGCGCCATGAATATTAAATCCTTCTGCATATATTTCTTGGATGGATTTCGGCTCTGCTGAATCCGCTATTATCTCCTGATCCTCTGTCACTCCAAATTCTCTTAGCTTCCTGCATATATCCATATTGGTTAGCCTGGTCTCATAACACATCTCATTTACCCATAACTCGCCTTGAGATTTGTAAACCTCTATAATACCGGTTGGATCATTGGTAAAACCAAAGTCAATGCCATAGCTTATAAGTTCCGCATCTTCTGGTATTCGTTCACAGATGGCCCAGTTCCTAAAGATTACGCCCTCAATCTTGCCGGTCAAACCTCTGGCATATACTCGCCACAGTTCCAAGTCTAAATCCTTTATAGCTTCGATCCTTTGATGGTCCTCTTCCGATATAAACGGATTATGCCGATGGTCCGATATGATTAGCTTAGTATCTGGCTGACCGATTAGCTTAGTGTGCGCCCAGAACTCATTTGTTGGATTATAATCTATAAATATTTGGTTTTTTGTCCTAATCGCTAACTGCCAATAGATTTGATAGCTTATACCATTAGCCTCATTGACAAATAGGTAGTCACGCTTACCATTCTTTGCCGACTGTTCATTCTCAAAAGATACGAATTCTATTAGCGATCCGTTTTTAAAATAGATTATTCGTTCTGTCTTATTCCAGAACTTTAGCTGAGATTGTAGGTATTTGTTATCAGAGAAGATATTTTCCGCATCCCGGTAAGCGCCCTTGCGCAAGTTAGGTAATGATTCACCGGCTACTGTTATAACTGATCTCTGCTCCGTAACTGCTTTGTAAAAAAGCAATTGCATCAATGAATAAGTTTTAGAAGAAGATGTGCCGCCTTGATTTATTAGGACCTTTTCTTTAGCCTCATAATTTTTATAAAAGACTGGTGAGCATTTAAACATTTTCTACATCATTT